AGACAAGTTAATCTTCTGTCAGGAGCACGATGTTCAAGTTACAATCAATATGGTTATGGTTCCAGACTGGTTTGAAAGAGATTGGAAAAACGCCCTGTTCTTCCATGAGCAAGGAATCAATGTTACTCTTAAGCCGCAATCAGATCCTACTGCGAGCCGCGTGGTTGATGGTTACAAACCGGAGGACCTAAAGCGTTTACACAACGGTATGCCACAACGTGCATATACAGAAAGCAAACGCAAGTGGGAAGGAAGACCGAAGCCTAATTTTGAAATACCTGCCGGAGTTGACGGAAAGTTAGATACAAGTATACCGTGGCACATGCAAGTAGAATTTAAAGATAAGTACGGCAAGAAATGGTTTATGGATCAAGCAGAACGCTTTAATGCGTTTAACTTCAACAAGTTCAAAGGTTGGAACTGCAATGCTGGATATCAAGGTATCATCATACGTGAACCAGATGGTAGTGTAAAGCGCAGTTATAGTTGCCACGATGTGCCTTTAGGGAACATTGAAACAGGATTCAAATTGTTTAATAAACCCATGCCGTGTATGACTGATAGTTGTGTAAGTTCGGCAGATTCTAAAATTCCAAAAAGTAAATATTAATGCGTACATTAGAACAAATTGAAGCAATTAAAAGAACTAAAAGTAACCCTGTTCAGCATTGGGATATAATTACTTCTGATGATATTAGTAATTTATTAAAATTTTATAATACAAGCGATAATGTTGTAGAAAAAGTTACTGGTCCGAAAGTATTGAAGGTTAATGAAGACGAAGGAATTATTAATAATATTCTATATAAGTTAAGGCAACTATATGGAGAATTTAATTTACGTGATGCACATTTTTTTGATGTAGAAAAGCCACATATCATACATAATGATGATAGTTTTGATTATCCACAATGTTATAAAGCATTTGTAATTCCACTGTACGTTGAAGGCAATATCTGCGATAAAGCAAAATTTTTTGTATTTGATCAAAGTTATTATGGCGGTCCTGCAAAATTTGTAAATGAAGAAGATGTATCAGGATATTCTGTACATTATAATAAATTCTTAACTAATTATAACGAAGTAGAAAACAAAAACAACACAGGTATAGATAAAATACATTTGAAATATCTTTCGCACTTAAAGAGTCATTGGCTTAAAGGATTAAGTGTAAATGCTTATTTTCCTTGGAAGATCGGTAGTGTTATTTCTTTTGATAGTTTAGATCTTCATAGTGCTAGTAATTTTAACGATGTTGGCATTACAAGAAAAATTGGACTAAGTATATTTACAAAGGTAGGAAAATAATTTGATATTTTTATATGGATATATTGCATACTGGATTGTAGCTTTAATAGGTATTACCTATGGATATCATAGATACTTTTCACATAAGTCTTATAATGCAAGTCCAATGGTTGAAATTTGGTTACTATATATAGGTTTATTATGCGGTGGACGTAGCGCACTTACATGGTCGGGTGTGCATCGTATGCATCATGCATATGCTGATACACCTAAAGATCCACATAGTGTAAAGAATTATCCTTGGTATGTAATATTGTTCAGTCTGTGGAGTGTAGATAGTATACCACGAAAGTTTCTCATAGACTTGATACGTAATCCTAGAGTTATGTTCTTCCACAAATACGGAACATATATTTTTATTACACATTGGGTTATTTCTTTCTTGACTTTTGGATTAGATGCTGTTATAATTAATGCAATGCTAGTAGTGTTATCCTATCTTGGATTTGGTATATTGAACCTGTTTGGACATGATTTAGAAGGTCCTATAAACAATTTTTGGATTAACCTAATAGCACCGTTAGAAGGTAATCATAAAGATCATCATGAATATTCACAAAGAACTTGATATAGATTTAAAAAAATGCACAGATGAACAGATTAAGAATGTAGCAAAATTAACTGCATATCATTCTAATGTATTGTTACGCAATCAAGAACTTACAAAAGACGACTATGCTAGAATACTTGCTCTATGGGGAGACAAGACACAGCATCATGCTTGGTATGAAGATCCTGATTATCACCAAATACAATATGTAACAAACCGTGCTATGCCCGAATTAGGAGGCAAGCGTGGGATATTTCCACAAGGCGAACTTGAATGGCATTGTAACGGCACACTTGCACTTGATCCAGAAGACTGTGTAACATTGTATTGTGTTGTTCCTACAAAGGATAGATGCGATACTATATTCTTAAACGGCGTTGAAGCATACAACGACTTGCCCAATCATGTAAAGAAAACAATTGACAATACTATGCTAATGATTACAAGTGATGTAAGAAGTTTTCATAGAAGCAACTTTGAACATTTAATTACACGTACCGAACAGCCTCGTATACTTAATGACAACAGAGCATATACTATAAGCGAAGATCAAGTTACTGCGGATGAAGCAAAAGATCTACACAACATACAAGGACGCAAGCGTAGTAATGGTCCTATCTATCAAGAGATGATGCGTAGGAAACAAGAATTTAGCGTAGAAGGTCGATGGAAGTATACCTACAAAAAACTAGTTCATGAGCATACAGTAACAGGGCAAAAAGGATTATATTTTCCTTTCTTAAATGTAGCAGGACTACATGATATTCCAAAAGATGAACAAAAAGAATTATACGACTATCTAGTTAAACATTACTTAAAGTATGAATATAGTCACGATTGGAAAACTGGAGACTTGATGTTGTTTGATCAAACACAAGCACTACACAAGCGTCAGCCCTTTCCTGAAGTCGACGGTGAACAGCAAGATAGACTGTTGTGGCGAGGAGCATTTTACTATGACGGTGTACAGTAGAGATAGTGATGTAGAATATGTACACATGAACTGGCAAGTTCCTGTTGACATTATCGAACAAGAATACCTAGCAGTAAAAGATTCAATAATCATACATCGTCCTGAAGACGGCCACAAGGACTGGAAAGCAGTTACACTATACGGTGTTGGATCAGATAAAACAAATAGTCATTGGGAATACGGAAAGCGTGAACGCAAGACTGTAACAGACATAGGCGCACAGTGTCCTAAGACAATGGAATGGATAAACACATTACCGTTGGCACGTATTGATGATGTGCGTTTCCTAGTAATTGAACCTGGTGGATACATTGCTCCACATATTGATGTACCTGAGCAAAACTGGTTAGAACCTATTAACATCTGTATTACTTGGCCCGAAGGAAGCATATTCACACACAACGGAAAACAGTTACCTTACGCACCAGGTGTACCACTAGTTCTTAATATACATTACGAACACGATGTTAAAAACAATTCAGATAAACAACGACTACACTTGCTAATACACGCAAAAAAATCTAAGGAGTTTTGGAATGATGCAATCTCCTAAAAAAAACATGGCAGGCGTTATTAGTTTTTATCCTAGCGAACGTCCTGACCTAATAGAACAACTAAACAACCTACAGTTTAATGACAATGATCCTTTAAACACAAATTATAAAAATATTGATTGGCATGAGTTTCAAGTTATTAGTGTTTATGAAAACGATGGCATTGTACAAGGATTTAGTGTAGCATGGCACAGACCAGAATACTATGCAGAAAATGAAGTAAGGATTCTATCACGCTACTGGAAAGATACTAGCATTAGATTAACATGTACACATACTGAACTAAGTATGCCGCACTTGATTGATATGATTACACATCAAATGACTATGTGTAAAGAATTAGGATTTACTAGTGCATTTATAAGCCGAGAAAAAAGTCCAAGATACTTTCGCAAGCTAATTACTAGTATACAAGAAAAAACAAGCACACAATGGCATTTATATGATGATAGACAATGTGTGTGCATACCAGAAGCGCCGAGTTGTTGGCAATATAAAGCGAGTACCGAACTATGAAACGTAGAGAAGAACTTCCATTTTTTAAAAAATTACCTTATACATTTGATGTAGACCGCATTTTAAAAGATTTTAATTTAATTAAAGATAAAAATGATGATCTAACCATTGAAGGCGGTTACGGAGACTTAGTAGGTAGTAAAGCACCCAAGTTAGAAAATGCGTTTAGTATTGGCAAGTATACAGAGTATGTAGATGGAATGGTTAAAGGTGATTATACACAAGTTGGTATGACACAGTATAATCCAGATGCTGTAAACAGAGAATACAATATTAAAATCAGCAATAAACGCCCAGACGAACGTCATTATAATTCACTACGTCCTGAACTTGAAGGCAGTTATATACAAGAAGTTATGAATACATTTCGTGGAGAAGCAACTAGAACACGCATTGCTATTTTAAAACCAGGTGCTGCTATCAAACCACACATTGACTATAACACTGATTATAGTGTGAGATATCATATACCTCTTAAAACAAATGATCTTTGTGGGTTTGATAATGTAGACAAGGCAGGTAACAGAGAAGAAATACACATGGGGTTAGGCGAGTGCTGGTTTTTAAATCAAGGTTTTAAACACAGTGCTTGGAATAAGGGCGACACTGAACGTTGGCATTTGATTGTTAGTGTATTGACACAGGAAGATCTAGATGTATAAATTAGATAAACAATATAATATAGATCAAATTTTAGAAGAATTTAAAACTATTGTACACGATGTTGGATGGGATCCAGATGCGCCAAAGCATTGGAATAGTATTACATTGCAGTCTCCTAATGCAGATATATTTCATCAAGATTGTAGAGCAGATAACTTTTATGTACAGGATATTGATAAGTCTGTAGACTATAGTAAAGACAATGAATCATATAAAACACTTAACATTCCTGCAGACTGGGAACTATCTAAATTTATTGTAGAAAATAATTTAACAAGAACAAAGTTAATATCAATTGCTCCTGAATTTTGTTACAAAGTACATACAGATTGGACCAACAGAATACAAATGGCATTAGTTACTGATCCTACTTGTTATTACATAGAAGAAGGTATACCATATTACATACCTGTAGATGGATATGGGTATGTGACAGAAACAACTAAACCGCACACAGCAATAAATGCAAGTCATAATAATAGAATACATGTAATAGGATGCGTAGATAATGTGGCATAAAGAATATGATGTAGATATTAAAAAAATGTCTAACGAAGAATTAAAACAAGTTGCAAGAGATATTAATAAACATTTGGTTGTTGTTTTTAGAAATCAAAACCTTACACCCGAAGATGAACTTATGATTGCAAGTGTAATGGGTAATGTAAAAGCAAATACAGGTGAAAGCACAAGTGCTAAGGATAATTTAAGTCTTGTACCAGGTGTGCTAAGAGTAACTGGAGAATTAAATGATAGGGGACAACCTGGATTATTTGGACACGAAATTGAATTAGATTGGCATACGCATCATCCTACAGAAGAAAATAGATGGCCGTTTGTGTGGTTATATAGCGAACGTGGTAGTGAGGGAAGTAGAACAAGTTGGATTAATCAAGTACTTGCTTATAATGATTTACCTAAAGATATAAAAGAAAAGGTAAATGAAATAACAGTTGCTTGTGGACACAAAGTTGGAAATTTTAGTCCAAGTGAAATATTCCAAGACCAGATTATATATGACAATCCACAAAAGATAGTGCGAACAAATATTGAAAATCTTACAGGCTTGTATTTTCCTTTTTTACAAATATTTGATATCATAGAAGGCGCAACAAAAGAAGAATGGCCTGAACTATACAACTATATTAAAAATCATATTTTACAAGAAAAGTATATAATGCATCACGATTGGAAAGATGGCGATCTTGTTATTAGTGAACAATGGTTAAGCATACATAAACGTTGGACATTTGCAGATATGAAGACGAGAGTATTACATAGGATCGCATTAGATTACGAACACAGTTATGTATAACACAGGAAGATTTAGATGATTAAACGCAAAGTAAAAAACAGTTTTATAACCACTGACTATTATATGGATCCAAAATTTTGGGAATCATACATGACAGGAGACTGGCAAGACAGCAATCAATTGTACAGCGAGTATGTAAGTGATGCTACTGGTGGCAAACCAATGAACAAATTTTTTGTACAAGAAATACATAAGTTTGATAGACCATTACTAAAAGTTATTAAAAGTCTTTGGAACGAGTTTAATATTCGTCCTAGAGATTTTAGATGTAATTTTTTTAGAGTTTTAGAAGGCGGCAATCTTCCTGTACACGTAGATGTTAAGAGTGAGTGTAGTTTTCTTATTCCAGTGACTAAGAACACAGGCGCATTATATGTAGAAGAAAATGGAACTGAAAGTATTGTGTATGATACATTAACAGTGCTTAACACTAAATTACCACATGGTGTACAAGCACCTACACAAGAAAGAATTGTTTTCCATATGGGTATACATGATGTAAAATTTGGAGATTTGAATGTGGCATAAAGAATATGACGTAGATATAAAAACTATGTCTGATGATGAAATTAAACAAATAGCAAGAGATTATGAACACAGTTACGTATAGCAAACTAAATTTACCTAGGTTAGATTTACCAAAAATATGGCATACAAATGATGTACAACTGAAAGCAAAAGTTGGAGGGTATATTGCGTATTATGTGACTGACGAAGTTGATAAACAAATAAGGAGCTTATTTCCGAAAGAGTTTTTTCCTAAAAAAACTCATATAATTGCACAGTTTATTGACCCTCAATTAAACGGACTTATACATATGGATAGGCGTGAGTTTGCTATTAACTATGTGCTTAATAAAGGTGGCTTAGACGCTCATACAAGCGTTTACAGCAGTGATAGTGTGCTAGAGAGTACATATACGCAACAGGAGCAAGAATGGTACTTGTTAAATACATATAAGAACCATGCAGTACATAATATAACAGATACACGAGTTGCAATTAGTATAAGTTTTTATGAATTTGGAGACACACAATGGAGGTTTATAAATGAAAAATATGAAAGCAAATAAACCATTTGATGATGAAACACTAAAGAACATGGATATTATACATGATCCTAACACTAAGTTCTTTAAGGATCAATACGAGCCTAGTTACAGCATAGATAACTTTATTACAGAACAAGAACGTGTACAGTTGCTTGACTTTTGGTATAAAGAGTACAACAATGTTGGCTGGGAAATAAATGGACATATTGTAAACATTCCGCACCCTATACGCTACAGCGTAATAAATGATATTTTACGGTCTAAAGTATATGAACACTTTGGAGAAGATACTATATTTTATAGCGAAGTTTCGAATGATCCTATAAGTGTTGGTGATCAGATGTTTAAAAGTATTAGACCTTATGGATTACATACAGACAGTGTTACACATATTCCCGGCTATCGTCCTTATAAAGACATTATTTTACCATTAGAAATACATAATAATGTATCAATAGATTATGTAACTTTTAATCAACGTTATCGCGGAAGAGCTACCCATTTTATGAAAAATAGACATATTTCTAATTTTAGCGGTTATAGTAATACCTTTAGATTATTACCATATGAGCAGTACGGAGTTGAAGGTATAGAATACAATAAACTAGACTGGGCATGGATGGAACGTGAAATGCCTGAACACATACCTATGAGTATATACGAAGGATTAAGTATAGAAGAAGTGTTGCCCTGGAAATTGTGTAGTGGTATTGTACAAGATACAAGTGTATTACACGCACCGACAGATTTTAGAAAAAAAGGTTGTGAATGGAAAATAGCAATAACATTTCATTTAATGAAAAAGGATGAAACTTATAATAATGCTATAGAAGGATATCCTACATCTTTTAGCAGATATACTCTTAATCCGCCTTTACTGGAGAAATAAATGGAAGATAGATTTAAAAAATATATTAGGCACAATTTTATAGGTGGACATGAAAACGATCCTAAAATGTTTGTTCCTACTGACGAACAAATTCATTGCGAACAGCAACTAGCAATGTTAGGTGATTATGCTAAGTTAAACTTTAGTTTAGATATAGATAAATTTAATAGTGAGTTAGAACCATATAACGATAAATGGGTTGATTATCTTCCTAGAAAAGGCGAATACGATCCTAGATACGGGTTAATGTTATGGGGACTAGAAGGTGATAACTGTAATGATAGTTTAAGTTTGCCAGAAGCTAGAAAACGTGCTGGGCGTAAAGTAATGGAAGCAGATTTTTCTTATCCTACAAAATTATATAAAGACCTTACAAGTATCCATGATTTATGCGATTACTTTGCACCTTTAGGAAGAACATTTTTAGTTAAAGCAGACGCAGGAGCATATTTTCCACCACATAGAGATCATCAATATTTAACTAGAGATTGTTTTAGAGTGTGTGCATTCTTTGATAATACAGGTGACGAAGCATTCGAATGGGAACAAAACGGAAGAAGATTGCCGATTACTCCTGGAAATGTAATTTACATTGACACAACTAAAGTACATCGCACTCACTCTTGGGCAAATGGAAGTATTCATTTAATAATGAATATTCCAAAAACTTGGGATAATGTAATAAAATTAATAAGTGTTCTAGGTGTTTAGTTTAAGTCAACCCAAGCAGTGCCGTCATAACCTTGGAATTTAGCTCCTGTTGTATTAAACACCATCATACCTGCAACAGGCGCAGTAATAGCAGCATCTCTTGCTGCTACATCAGCATATACACCAGGCTTAATTGCGCCACCTACTTCTAAGTGTGCCGCAGGTTCTGCACTAATATTTGCTTGTCCCATACTAATTGCAACTTTACCAGTTTTATGGAATGTAACATAGTTATTGTAGTCGTATGTTCCACCTGGAGCATGTACCCAGATGTAAGTGTCTTCACTCATACTATGTGAACCAACAACAGTTTCAGTTGATGTATCGGTATCAGTTTTTTTGATCAACATACGACCAATACTTTGTGTAGTTGCAAGTGCTCCTGCGTTATCTCTGTTAAAAGTAAATCTTGCTGGTTGAGCGCCTACAGCGTTTGTTATAATTTCACCAGTAGTACTATTAATTTCTGGTGTAGTAATACTGTTGTTCAGTGTAATTGAATCACCTGCAAATGTTTCATTAATGGCATCTACCATTATACTAGAATCATCAGCAAATACACTACCTTGTACATCACCGACAACGCCACCTGTTACGTTACCTACAACATTACCTGTTACATCACCTGTAAGATCGCCTACAAACTCTGTAGCAGTAGCACTAACTAAGTTATTTAAAGTATTACTTTCTGCATCAAACACGATTGCTGAATCTTCGTTGTAGATACTACCTACAAAGTTCCCGTCAAAATCGCCATTAAAATCGCCACTATGCGATCCAATAAAATTACCTGTAAAATTTGTTGCATTAATAGTTATTGCACCAATACCGTTTGCATTTGTTATGTTAAACCCACTAGCATCTAAGTTGCCACCAAGTTCAGGAGTAGTGTCTGTAACTACATCACCACCTGCATTACCAGGCTGGAATTCACTAGCTGTATCATTCCATACAAGTACTTGACCGTCATTAATAACTCCAATTGCAACATCGCTTAGATCTGATATAACTGCACTAGTAAGATCTGGAGTAGCAGCATCTGTCGGCACCCAATTTGAGCTAGTAACATCCCATGCTAGTACTTGTGTATCAGTTGGTGGTGTTGCCGATACATCAGCTAGATCACTTAGTTCAGTTGTTGTCCCGAGAACATCACCTGGTTGGAATTGACTAGCAGTGTCATTCCATACAAGTATTTGTCCGTCATTAATAACTCCAATACCAACATCGCTAAGATCTGATATAACTGCACTACTGAGATCTGGAGTAGCAGCATCTTGTGGTTCCCAATTAGAATTTACATCGTTCCACCCTAATACTTGGCTAGCAGTTGGTGCTGTTGCTGCTACATCCCCTAAATCATTTAAAGAATTACTTGCAAGATCAAGTAATCCTGTGTCAATAGCTGTACCGCCTACAGTGGCTCCGTCTCCTACAAATACTTTTTTAGTATCAGTAGTGTAAATAAGTTCCCCGATTTCTGGGGTAATTGTTAAACGCTCTGCGTTTGTTCCTCGTCTTAAGCGTAGTGCCATACTTTAACTCCTGGTGTAATACTTATCTACAAGTATTTATGCCTTTTCGAAGTTATTTTCTTTTCTTCATAAAGATGTTTGTTCGTTTTTGTATATCAAGTTTAACTTTTTTAGTGTCTAACCTAAAATCTACACTATCAATTTTATCACCATATTCTTCAAAAAAATCTTCAATAACTTCTTCTAAAGTTTTCTCCATTTGATTTCCTTTTCGGAGATCAACTTCCCAAACTTTTTTATCTTTAAATGTTACTCGTAAGGCTCTAAGGTACTCCATAGGAACAACTTTTACATCTATATCCTTGAGTACCTCAGGCCAATGCTGAACAACATCTTGGGGTAATTTTTGTTTAGGCACTACTCTTAATCTTGCGTTTCTTAGTCGGAGCAAGATCTTCAGCTTGCTCACGAAGTCTTTTCGCCTCTTTAAAGAGGGCGTCCGCTTGTGAACGATATTGAGCAGCAATGTCATCATCTGATAAAACTTTTTCAGATGTATCAATAACATCATCAATAGTTTCAGCTCTTGCTGGCTCGCCTAAGTCTCGAGTTCGAGGAGTGTCAGTATTACCTGGAGGTACTGTCAAGTCTTCAATACCTACACCCCGTTGATCGGCAATCATATTGTTTAGATCCGCTAATACAATTCTTGTACTATTATTAGGACACATTTCAATATCTTTTGTGGCCATTTTAACTAGCTTTCCTCTGCCATGGAATCGAGGCAACATGCGACTACCATCACGTAATACTGCACGATCCATTGCTTCTGCTAATTCATAAGATGTTTGTGCGCCGTTACTTTCAATTAATGCTATAACATCATCATGATCTTCTGGAGATAAATTCTCAGTTGGAAGAATTAAGCAGTTTTCAGGCTCATTAGGTAGAGTTCTAAAAACTACAGCGCACTTTCTTTGGTTACTTATGACACGACCAACGTGTTTAATATCAGCCACTAACTGCTGCCTCTACACCTGCTGTAGTAGCAGTGTCTTCTGCTGTTGCTGTAGCTTCTTCATTGGCCTGCTGGGTAGCCGCAATTGCTGCCAAAAAGTTTTCTAATTTAGTGTATGTACCACCGACTACAGTCATTTCGTTTGGCTTAAATGCGCCTCGCTGACTTGCTACGTCAATGATAGTTTTTAGTGCATTTAAATCTTGCACTGTAAGATCCACCGGAGGAGCAGTTTGTTCTGCTTGAGTCTCGGGTGTAGTTGTTGTTGCTTCAGACATTTAATATCTCCTTTGTAAATTATTTATAGATGTCGTTTCATTTATACTTTAAATGTGGACAAGCCAACATAAAGTAAGATAGTTCTTTTTTATTTTCAAAGCCTACTGTAATTTTAATCTCCATTTGCCTATTTTCTAATACTACATAGTTTTGATCTACATAGTATCTTCCTTTTAAATTACAATCTATCCATTTTGCTACTGAGTCAATTAGATTATACCGTTGTTGGAGATGCGTTGTCTCAAAAAACGTAGGCAAAAATTCAACTCTTCGATTACCAATAATATTTAATGGATTAGGGGGTTTAAGCAGCTTCATAATGGGTTGTAATACCAAAAGGTCCTTCTAAGTTTTTATCGTGATGTGAATGGATAATAAATACTGTTTCACAGTAATCTTCATCACCCCATGAATCCCATGCATACCCATCTGTAAACATAAGGAACTTCTTAGGTTGAATATCATGCTCTTTCATGTAAGTCCAATTAACCATAAAGTCAGTACCACCGCCGCCTTTAACTCTATATTCTTCTAAACGTTCACCGCCTGCTGCTGAAAAGTCTTCTTCATTATACACTTTAGTATCAAAACACCATAGTTTAATATTGTAATCTTTAAACTCGTCCATAATACCTTGTACTTCTCCTAAGAAGTCTGCTGCCTGATCATTACCAATTGATCCACTCATATCAATACTAATGCATAGATCAACTTGTTCGTCAAAATTCATACCTGGCAATATAGCAGCAGTGTGCCAGCCTTTGCGTGACGGCCGCTGGAATGTAAAATCATTGCGTATAGTGCTTTGAATTTGTTGACGTATAATTTCACGCCAATTCATTTTAGGTTCTGTGAACTCAGTTATCATACGTTCAATTTCACCAGGAACATTACCTGCCCCTGCACTTTGAGCAGCTTGTATCATACCCTCTTTAATTTCGTCTCGTATTTGTTTTAGTTCTTCTTTTGAATACGTAGGACGACTAGACTTGTTTTTTTCTTTTCCGTTTTTGCCCTGACTATTGCCTTCGTCGTTGCTTTCACCTTCCCAGTCGACATGCTCGTCTAACATTTCGCCAAGTTGCTTTATAAACTCTTCGCCGTTCTTTTTAGCAATTTCGTATATTTCATCATAAATTTCTTCTGATGTCCATGATTCATATTTAAAGTCTTGGAAGCAATCAATGAAACTAGGTTTAGTACCAATACGATCACGTACTAGTAAGTTATTTACTTTGTAATCTGCGGAAATATTATATATACGTGGTTCTCGATCTTCTCTACGAATAAGGTGATCAAAAACACAATGTAAAATTTCGTGTGCAATAACAAATTCAACTTCTTTGTTATTCATCTCGTTAAAGAATTGAGTGTTAAAGTATAAATTACGGCCATCTACGGCTGCTGTAGGACACCAATCGTCAGCACAAACAATTTTAAGACGTGTTGCCATGTTACCAAAAAAAGGATGACGCAGTAGTAACCCTACTCTTGCAACAATAATACGATCTAACACTTCGACACGCATTGCATCTAATGCTTCTGGAGTAATATCCGGATCAGGTGTCCAATGTTTAGTGCCTTCTAGATTGTATAGTACGTGATTAGCAAAGTCTAACATAGTATTATCCTTATTGTTTATACTTATTATATAACCATATTTACTAAAAGTCAAGAAGAAATGGGCAGTTTCCTACCCATTTCTCTTGTTTAAGCAGCTTGTGCAGCAGTAATATACTTGCCATAGCGCTCATGGAACTCGTCAAAGCACTCTACTTCATCTGGATCGATTGGAAGTGAGTATTGTGTAAGAGCAAGTTTGATGCCCATAACAACCAATTCAGTTTCAAAGTTATCCATTGAAAATCTTAGGAAGTTATTTACTTTTGCATCGAACTTTTTATCGCCATTATCACATGCTTCTTTGAGTTCGTAGCAGAGAGATACTGTCAAGGAATACATGGCACTGATTTCTTTGTTAGTAATCTTCTCTACTTTACCTTCCAAGATATCACTTGGATTAGGCATACTTGATGCAATCTTACGATGTGCCATAAACTTGACTGCAAGTCCTTCACCGACTGATCCTGCAACTAAATCTGTAGTTGTTACGTCATCTCCGTCTTCGTCATCTATTAATTCACTAACAAACGACCACGAACGAGGAGTTGCAAACGAACGACTCGGTGACTTAGGATCAAAGTCATACAAATCTTTTTTGCTAAACTGCAAATAACCTACAACGTCTTTGTGTAAACGATTATCAACAGCCCAATCAAACCAATCTGGAAAACTAACTGCAAGCTCTAAGTGAATAAAGCGGTTGGCCAACGGCGCTGGCATACGATATGTAACACCTTTGTCGGCGTCACGGTTGCCTGCCGCAACAATTAGTACATTGTCTGGCAGTACATAAGTACCTACACGACGATTAAGTACAAGTTGATACGCCGCCGCTTGTACAGCCGGTGCCGCAGAGTTCATTTCGTCTAGGAAAAGAACAATGTGATTAAATTGTTTAGCAAATTCTTCTGTAGGTAGTTCTACCGGCGGCGCCCACTTCATTGTATTATCATTTGAAGAGTAGTATGGCATGCCTTTAATGTCTGTAGGATCCCAAAGACTCAAACGAATGTCAATGAGATGTGAATTTTCCATGTTATCTGTAATCTGTCCAATTACTTCTGACTTACCAATGCCGGGAGGACCCCACAAAAAGATAGGACGTTTCTTTTTAAAAGCACGTAGAATGCTTTTCTTTGCGCCATTTGGAGAAACTGTTCTTGCAATTGATGTTTCCATCTTGTATTCCTTTATGTTAAGTTATCAGTGCCTAGTTTCTAACTATACATATATAATAACATCACTACAGGATATGTCAAGTGTTTTTTATTCTTTTTTATTCTTTTTTAGTGCTTTCATAATACCATACTTGCGAACATCGCCACTAAAAAGACTTAGTTCGAGTGCTTTCTTTTCGTTCGTTACGTGCATACTACGAGTACCTAAGTAATATGGACAATCAATAAATTGATCTAGCCATATAATTACTTGCGTAGTAAACTCAAAGTTAGCACTATACGGAACTTCATATGTTTTTAATTTTACTTTTTCAATTAAAAAATCAAATCCTGCATCAGTAAGGCGCAATCCGCCAGTTTTTTTCTCTCGATTGTTTTTCCACCATAGAGGCATATATTCTTTTACAGAAAGATCACTTACTGCTATATCAGCTTGCTTTAAAAATATTTTAGTATAGATTTCTTTTGTATTCATTCTTGAACTACTTTGCCGTGCGAAAGCATTACTACATTAAAATCTTCTGAATGAAACATTTCATTTAATTTTTGTGCTAAATTATGAGCATGACCGGGATTACTAAAGCTGACTTTTTTATATTTAGGACCAGGATAATTGGTTAATGCATTTGCACTTTTAAGATTAAATGGTTTATTTTTGTAAAACACTGCCCATATTGCTTCTGCATCAAGTATTTGTTCTACTTTGTATGTCTTTTTATCAACATATTCTAATAGTACCTTTGGTTTTGGTCGACTCATAGTGCGTGTCCTTTAGTTAACTACGCATATATTTATCTTTTTTTACCAGCTATTTCCGCCATCCATAGATATTTTTATTACTTCTTCATTATTCGACTTTTGAAGTAACTGTTCTAAGTCACCGTTTAGTCTTGCCATTACAATACCTAATGTAAATGCAAGGCTCTTTGCTTGCTCTGTAGTCATCTTTATTTCTTTTGCCTTACTTGCATCAGCAGTCTTAACTTGGTTAAGAAACTGCTGGATAGGCATTGTATTAATCGGCTGATTTGTTTGCATTAGATAGTTCCAATCTCATATGTAAATCGTTTTTAAACGGTCCTTTAAATTTATACCGTTGTATAGTAATTAGTTTCGGACAAAACGATTTAACCCATCCTTTTTCAAATTTAATAATATAATAACCTGCTGCATATAGACTTTTACTATTTGAACTTTTTGTAAATAAGGGGAGTTTTTGCTTTACATCCCATATTACATTATGCGGGGTTGTACTTGTAGGAAATTCATATGCAATATTATCAGTTTCAACAGCATCACTTATAGATTCAGACCAATTAATCTTGCCTCCAAGTGCATTATTAAGTTGTCTTTGATTGATATACATATGTGTGCCAGTATTACACGAATACAAATACTGATCTTCTGAAACACTTAATGTTCCAACCTTGTTACCATTTTGTTCTATAATCCAAAATTTATCTTTTAATATAGCTTTTGCTTTTATCATTTAGGATACCTCGCTTGTAGTGGTTCTGCGAAAAGGTTAGCTTGATCTGCAACTCTTTGCATATCCCATTTCGCACAAAATTTCATAAGACGTAAACCTACTTGTGATATTGTCTTAGGTTCAACATCACTAATAGTAGTATTAATTATCTCTCTAATATCTGCAGGTTGTGCAGTTAAATCGCATAGGGTAACATTACGATTGTAATCATCTAGTACACGATGCTCTTCGCCTTCGTGATCTACCCAACGTTGTAACATCATGTTATTCCAATTAAAGCCTTTTGTCTCTTTATCAGCAAACGCTTCAATAAGACCTACCTTGTTTTTAGTGCCTTTTTTACGCACACCTGGATATGCACTAAACACGTTGTCACTAGTGTCGCCACGCATACACTTCTCAAACAACATAAAGGCAGGCTCGGGTACAGCCTTTGGCTCTTTTGTCTTTTTGTCAATTACTTCTTTACCGTTATCGTCAAAGTAACCTTCGTGTGTAATAGTTGTGTTACTAATGCCGTTGTATTGCTTTACATTGGGTGCAATAAGTTGTGCAAAGTCACCATCTGTACTAACAATAATATGATTATCATTAGGATGATTCTGTACCCAGCCAGCAATATAGTCGTCAGCTTCTAGAACAGGGTTTTGTAGTACAGTACAATTCGTTTTGTCAGCAATAAAGTCTTTAAACTCGTCAAATATTTCAAAGAATACTTTATCTTCTTCTGCTTGTGTAGGAGTAAGTGCATCGCGAGCTACTTGTCTGTTGCGCTTGTAAGGTTCGTAATAGTCCTTGCGCCAGCTACGTCCTTCTAAGCAGAAAACAACATGATCTGCGTTGAAGTCACGCCATGCTTTCTTAACACTGTTAAGTGTAATATGCAGTGCCATACCAACCTTAGTGTCGATATCGCCACGTACTACGTGCCTTGCACGAAAAAACGTGTTAAGTGTGTCTACTAAAATATAAGTTGCCATTGTATTACCTAAACTGTTGCTAACTATATACGATTATATACGATTTTATACGATTTGTCAAGGATAAAATGTGTTAAAAGATATAACATTACGCATTTTGGTAGAATTAATAGTAGTTTCATGATCCATCCAGCTTGGAAATATATAGAGCATGTAGTTAATACATGGTAATTCTTGTGTGTATTCATTCCATTTTGTAACTTCTTTGTGTATTTCTGCCATTCTATATGGCCTAATTGGGCTATGTACTACTAACGGTACACTATCATCGTCGCAATCAAAGTAAAACGCACCACTTACAACACTGCCTTCATGTCTATGTAGTATTGTTCTACCTTCTTCTCCCATTTGATTAGTCCAAGATCCTTTTATAACAATATCTTGTAACCCTGATACAGTTGCATACTCTGCTACACATTGTGAAAATGCCTCATTAAGCCAAGGAAAGTCATGTAAAAAATTAAGATTGTTTGTGTAAGAACTCTTTCCTTTGTGCTGTAGTGCATGGGGAGTATGACCGGGATTATTTTCACTTAACTCAAGCATATGTTCGTCACTAAATTCTTTACTTAGATCAAACTGCATTACTAAACTTGGAAATAAACTATATGCTGTTGCTTCTATTGTCATGATACTTCTGATTTACCTTTATCGATAGGTACAACATTAATGTATCCTGCACCTCTATCAGTCTCTAATCCTTCTTCTTCCAGCATTTGATACACAATAGTACGGAACCATGCATCAACTATCTGTTCATTCGTTTCACCTGAATAACCTGCATCTAGTAGTTGCTCAATAAATTCGTTATTCCAGTCAATTTCAAAAAATCCATTTCGAATGTTTTCAGGATTGATTTGAGTATCTAGTACAGCTACCCAAGGTTTGCCTGCTTTAGTAGCAGCTTCTTTCTCTGCATCAAGAGCCGACCGCCTAATTTCTTCAGTCGTAGGTTCTTTAGCATCTTTTACTATCTTGGGTTGTATACCTATTGCTTTCTTTACTTTGTTCCAGTCCATTACCATCCTGCCTTTCTAATTCTATCTTCATTAATAGGTGCTTTCATAGCTTTCTCATGCTGTTCATTTTTATATTTAAGTTCCCCACGCATTTCCGAAGAGTGAAATGTGTAGT